GCGGACGCTGATCGACACGCTGGTGAATCCTGAATGCCCTATTCCAGCAGAGGCCAGCGGCATTCACGGGCTGAATGATGCCGATGTGGCTGGTGCGCCGACCTTCAGCGCAATTTACCCGATGCTGCGGCGCGTGCTGCAGGCGCGGGTGTGGGTGGGCTACAACATCGACTTTGACGCGCGGATCATCCGGCAGGACTGCGAGCGCTGTGGGCTGCCGGTGTGCCAACCCGCGCGGCTCGACGACATGCCCGCCTATGAGGACGCCATGACAGCGTATGCCCAGTTTTACGGGGCGTTCAGCGAGTATCACGGGAATTACAAATGGCAGAAGCTGACCGCTGCGGCGGAGCAGTGTGGAATTAGCAGCGGCGAGGCACATCACGCGCTGGCCGATGCCGTGACAACGCTCGAAGTTATCCGATATCTAGCGAGGTACTAAATGGACTACAACACGATTCTGGAACTGGTCAAGACAAAAAAGCAGGACTGGGAAGCAGAAAACGCCGTCAGCGCGGTGTGGGAAAAGGAAAACCCGGCCCCGGTCGAGCCGAAATGGGTCAAGATGCCGAAGCGGGTATCCAGCGTGGTGCCGCAGAGTCAGGGGGCTCTGTGGATCGAACTGGGCACGGACAACTATGACCGCTGGCAGGGCGAACCGACATTCAGCCTCAAGCTGACGGTGGCCGACAAGGCGATCTCGGTGTCGATGGCGGTGGAAGATGTCGAGCTGCTGCGCAGTGAGCTGGGGCTGGTCGTCGAAGAGTATCACGCCGAAATGGCCCGGCGGCAGACTCACCGCGCGCTGGTGGCCGCGTGGAATAAGGCCGTCGAAGAGTGGCGAAGCACGCGCGAGATCATCAAGGCGAACGGGGCGAAGGTGTGGCGCAGCCTGAAAAAGAACAAAAAGCTGGTGACTGAGGAAGTCGCCGACGATATCCCGTTCTGATCGGCATAAAAAGCATGCAAAAAGCGCATGCGGGGGCGCGTTAAGGCGTCCCCCATGCGTTAGTCAGGGGCGGATCGCGGTACGGTTGAGGGTAGATGATCGGGCAGTGCGTATAGTCATGATGATCAGCGCGGGAAATCGGCGGGGATTTGACAGGATTTGACGCAAGATGGCGACGGTAAACAAGACAGATCTGCGCAGGGCGCTGGAGGCGCATGGCGGAATCATCGCCGATGTGGCGAAAGCCTACGACGTTACGCGGCAGACGGTTTACAACTGGATTGACAAGTATCACCTGCGCGAGCTGGTCGAGTCGTCGCGCACGATGATGTTCGATCTGGCCGCGGACAACGTGTACCAGGCGGTGGAGAAGGGCGACTTTGAGGCGAGCAAATTTGTGCTGACGCACATGCCGACGCCGCGGCGCTGGTCCAACCGGCAGGAGCTGACCGGGGCGAACGGGTCGCCGCTGGGGCTGCCCGCGGATGTGATCGAGCTGATGCGCAAGCTGAACATTCAGCCGGAAGATCTGGCGGTGCATCTGAGCGAGTTGGTGCGCGCCGAGGCTGCCGAAAAAGGGGCGAGCTTGTGAACGGCGAACTGGATTTCACGCTGGCGTGCGAGCTGGTCGGGGCGACGCTGCCGATCCGCGTGCGGGTGGGGGAGCTGGAGCGCGAGATCGTCGAGGCGTGGGTGAATCGCATCAGCAAGCGGATCAGCGTGAAGTATGCCGACGGCGAGGTGGATGATCTGCCGACGCATGCACACGTGCAGCAGGTAAGGTAAGGACGTTTCTATGAGCCTACAGCCACGAGGCAAAAACCCGGACGCGGCGCGACTCGCGGCGATGCTGTTTCAACGGATGAGCCGCACGGAACTTGATGAGAAAGTGCTCAAGTTCTATCCGGGCGAGTGGGATGAGTATCGCGCGACGATTGCGCGGTGTGGTAATCCGGCGGATCAGATTGCTAATTTTGAGCGCGCCAAAATTATCCTGCAGCCGAAACAGCTCGAATTCTCGGCGTGGGCGCGGCGGGTCGACAGCACCGAGCACATTGAAGGCGAGATGGGATCGCCAGAAGTGGGGATGGGCGGGGCGCGTGGGCCGGGAAAGTCGTTTGGGATATTCGCGCAGGCGTCGGTAGATGACAGCCAGCGGTATGCTGGGCTGAAGGGGTTGTATCTGCGCAAGACCGGGCTGCGCGCACGGGAGCAGCTTGAGGACTTGATCGCGTCGGTGCTGCGCTATGTGCCGCATCGCTATACGCAGGGGCTGATCCGGTTTCCCAACAATTCGCAGATCATTGTGGGCCATTTTCAGACGGAAAAAGAGGCGCTCAATTACCTCGGCATTGAGTATGACTGGATCATCATCGAAGAGGCGACGACGCTGACGGAACGGGTACACAAGGCGCTGCGGCAGTCGGCCAGAACATCAAAACCGGGATGGAGGCCGCGCGTGTACAACAGCACCAACCCGCTCGGCGTGGGGCACAAATACTACAAGGCGCGATTCATCGACCATGAACGGAAACACGCCGACGAGCTCAACCGCACGCGCAAATTTATCTTTGCCACAGTCAACGATAACAAGGCCGTGAATGATGACTACCGGGGCAACCTAGAAGAGCTGACGGGCGTGGAGCGCAAAGCGTACCTAGAGGGCAACTGGGACGTGAGCGCGGGCGCGTATTTCGACCAGTGGACGCATGACCTCCACGTCGTCACGCCGATCAAGCCGCTGCCGCAGTGGAAGGTGTGGGCCAGCATGGATTACGGTTTCAATCACTGGAACATGATCTATCTGCATGCGCAGACGGGTGACGGGGTGATCTACACGTTTCATGAGCTGGCGCACCGCAAGCATTACCCGAGCGAGATCGTGCCGGACCTGCTCGCCGTGCTGGCGTCGTATGGGATGAATCTGAAGCGGCTGGATAAGTTCTACGCCGGGGCGGATGTGTTTAACAAGACGGGGCAATCAGAGAAGTCGATCGCGGAGCAGTATGACGCGTTGGGGATCAAGCTGGCGCACGCGGAGACGAGCGCAGGCAGCCGCGTCGGCGGGGCGCATCACATTCAGAAACTGCTGGGGCAGCCTGAGCGCGGAATCAATCCGACATGGTTTATCACCAGCAACTGCGAACGGCTGATCAACTGCCTGCCGTTTCTGGAGGTCGATGCGAATAATCCCGAGGATGTGCTGAAGGTGGACGCGGATGACCGCGGGGTGGGCGGCGATGACCCCTATGACGCGGTGCGCTATGGGCTGTTCGTGGGAGGTATAAAACAATTGACGGCGACAGTGCAAAGGACGCTATAGATGTTACAGACAATTCAGGAACGGCTGACGGCGGCGGGGCTGGTGCTGCCGTCGACATGGGTGAGTGATATCCAAGAATGGGGTAAGAACGTCGCCCTATACCGGGAGTATGCCGAGGGCGAACATCGGGCCTATATGACGACTGAGATGCGCAAGATGCTGCGCATCAGCGACGCGCGGAATGATCAATTCTCGCTCAATTACTGTGATCTGGTGATTCAGCGCATGAGCGACCGGCTGGTGGTCACCAGCGTCGACGGCGACACGGATCAAGCGTCGGAATGGTCGAATGCGGTGCTGACGGCAAATCGCTTCGACGGGCTGCAGATGGACGTGCACGAGGCGTCGATCCGCGACGGAATCACGTTTGTGATGGCGACGTATGACAACTCGACCCGGCAGATCGTGCTGGTGCACGAGCTGGCGTGGGACGGCGACACGGGCATGATCCCCGTGTATGACCGAATGGGCAAGCGCGTGCTGGCCGTGGTCAAGGTGTGGTATGAGGGCAGCACCACGCGGCGGGTGAACATCTACTATGCCGACCGCGTCGAAAAGTATGACGCGCCGGCGGGCGGCGCGCTGCTGGTGCATAGCGACACGCTGGAGCGGGGGCACATGGAAGAGGATCGCGGCGAGGCGAATGGCGTGGTGCCGTGGGTCAACGCGCAGGGGCAGCCCATCGGCGTGCCGGTGATTCCGTTCGTGAATCGCGCCAAGACGCGGCTGACGACGGGCACCAGCGAGATCGGCAGCGTGATCTCGGTGCAGGACTCGCTCAATCGCACGCTGGTCAGCATGGTCATGACGAGCGAGCTGAGCGCCTTCCAGATCAAGGTGGCGCTGGGGTTTCTGCCGCCTGCGGAAGTCACGCCAGGCATGTGGGTCGTCGTCGGCGATGGCGCGATTCCTGCTGATCAGAAAGTCGATGCGTTCGTGCTGGAGCAGGCGCAGCTCGTGCCGTTCATCAGTCAGGCGCAATTCTTGATCGACCAGATTGGCACGATCAGCCAGACGCCGCTGCCGGGGCAGATGGGCGGGGACAGCGCGTCCGGCGAGGCGATCAAGCAGCGCGAGACGGGGCTGGTGGGCAAGATCAAGCGCTTCCAAATCAAGGGCGGCAATGCGTGGGAGGATGTGCTGAGCCTCGCCGCCAATATTCAGAATGCGTTTGGCACGACGAGCGCGCCGCGCGTGGGGCGGTGGGTGTGTCGCTGGCAGGATGCGGAAAGCCGGAACGACGCGGAAGTGGTGGCAAACGTCAAACTGATGCGCGAGCTGATGGGCGACGAGCAGGCGCTGCGCGAGGTGGCGGGCGTTTTCGGGTGGGATGAGACGCAGATCCAGCGGATCATGGTGCAGAAGCAGCGCGCGACGGTCAACGCGCTGGCCGCGCTGCCCAACTTCGATAGTTTTGGGGCAAACGTGCAATCAACGTGATCGCGCTGCTGGGGGCGTGGTTTGTTCTGAGCGTGCCAGTCACGCTGGTAATTTGTCGGATGTTGGCCGCGATGAATGAAACTAACGGGATGTAGAAAAACAATTATCAATCCACGAGAGAAAGCGAGAAGGAACATGACTAAGCGAGAAGGACTACGCCTCACAAAAGCGCAAACAGCGCGTGTGTTCGATTGTCGCGTCGGGTACGGGATCGCGGCGTACAAATCTGCCGATCATGAAATTGTCGAATTCGAATTCTTCATCGATTTGATTGGCCGCTTTCGCTATATCGGCAACGGGAAGCCCGTAGCGCTTGGCATTCAATACGACAGCGGCCTATATCTAGCATCGCTTGATGCGATGCTGGCAATGGCATACGACGTTGGGCAATGGGTTTATGCGAAGGGCGAAAAGGGGCGCATTGACGCACGGCACGCCAGCAGCGCCGGTGTGACATACGACATTGAGTTTATCAATGAAAATGGGATCGTATGGGGCGCGGACACCTACGCTCACGCCGATTGCAAACCATTTGACTTTGAACTTGATAACGATCTATCCGATGCGCAAGCAAACGTGCGTGAATTGCGGCATGGCATGGAGTCGATGGACAAGACTATCGGATCGTTAAATCAAGACATTTCGCGCCTACATCGTGAGTTAGAAGAAACACAGACCGCACTATCGAATGAGATGTGTATGCGTGCCAGTGTTGAACATCGCGCCGAACACATGGCTAAACTCTTGAAAGAGGAGGCGGATTTCTCGCATGATCGTCTGCGGAAACTTCGCCTTGCAAATCAGTGGTCTATGGCGTGGAAGAAAGCAGCAAGAGACTACCGCGAACGTTACCAGATCGTGCTAGAAAGTCTCGAAGCTGAACGGGAATGGCGCGATAGTTACCAAAAGAATGGAGAGAACTATGATTGAGTTAACGCAGACCGACCCGCATTCACACCGCATTGAATCGCAGAAAGTTTACGTGATGCTTGACCAGATCACCCATGTTTCGGAGTATGAAACACGTGGGCGGGTGTATGGCCTTGTCCATCTGGTCAACGGTAAGCAGATCATCGTTAACGAGTCTGTCGATACTATTTCGGCACGTATTCGGGACTATGCCGAAACTGCACAGCGCGAACGCATCGCCAAAATCGTGGCCGACGAGATCGCCAAGCAGTTTTCCGAAATGGCGGACAAGGCATGGCGCTACGACGAGAACAACCGTTAGGGACGTAGAAACCAACTCATGTCTAGCCTAGACCTAGATCGCCTCAGTTTTCCTCAGCGCGTGGTGATTGAATGTCTCTATTATGGGGAACATCACGAGACGCCACGCCGTTATATGCCCTGTGGCGACTCTACGATCAATGTCTTGTTAAGAATGGGGTGGATTGAGCATCGACCCGAACGATTGGAGTCCCGCCGCTATGATGATGTTGTATATCACGAAGCAATGTACTGGTTATCAGATCAGGCGTGGCAAGTTCTTCTAGGTCTAGGCTGGTAGAACGGGGATTATAGTAAGCGGGGTAGAGTTGATGCATCAACTCTAGAAAGCGGTGGGGAATCCTGCCGCTTTTTGATTCTGCGCGTTAGGCACGGCGCGGCGGGGTAGGCTGAAATCAGCGTATCGACGAAGAGAGAGGCATGGAACTATGTCGGATGTGAGCATTACGGCGGCCAACGTCGTCGCCGGGGCGAACGCCAAAAAGCGCACCGGAACGGCAGGCGCGACCATCACCGCGGGGCAGGCTGTCTATGAGGACAGCAGCGACTCGTTCAAGTTCAAGCTGGCCGATGCGAACGGATCCGCGGCGACCGCCAAGTGCGTGGGGATTGCGCTGCATGGCGCGTCCAGTGGGCAGCCGCTCACCATCGTCGAAGAAGACGATGATTTTACGCCGGGTGGCACGCTGAGCATCAGCGCGGCGGCGGACGATGGTGTGTACGTGCTCAGTGGGACGGCGGGCGGCATTGCGCCGGTCGGCGACCTCGCCAGCGGATGGTATCCGGTAGTGCTGGGCGTCGCAAAGTCGACGACGAAGATGATCCTCAAACCGATCCGCGGTACGGCGGCGCTGACGGCCTAAACGTCGGCGGCGTGAGCAGGGAAGGGGGCAGAGATCAACCTCACCCCCGACCCCTCTCCTCTAGGAGAGGGGAGACAAGCGACCCCATCAGCAGAAAGACAGAGCATGACGTTACCAGCGACAAACAGGATAGGCGACCTCACCCGGCAGCTGCTCGACCGCGGCTATGAGCAGGCGACCCGGCAAACGCTCAACGCGATTGGCGCGAGCGTCAACAGCGGATTGATCGGGCAGCGGCTGAGCGAGTTGGAAGCGGAGGCGGCGCGATTGGAGGCGGCGGGCGAGCGGCTGCGTCCCGATAACGCGGTGCTGCGGGCGCTGCTGGCGGATCTCGACACGGAACTGGCGCGGATTGCGGCACGGGTCGACGTGGGCGCGGCGGATGCTCAGCGGACGGGGTTGGAAGCGGCGGCGCGGCTGACGCGCGAGCTGGCGCTGCCGGGCGTGGATGATCGGACGCTGGCGAGCATCGGCGTGACGTGGAACGTGCCCGATCCGGAGGCGGTCAATCGGCTCGTCGGCTATGTGAATTCGGCGGGATGGGCGGAGGAATTGGCGGCGTATCCGGAGACGGTGCTGAACATTGTCCAAAATCAGGCGATTCAGGGCATTGTCGAGGGATGGAATCCGCTCAGAACCGCGCAAATGATTACGCGGATGGCGCAAGGTGTGCCGTTAGCACAAGCCAACACGCTGATGCGGACCGTGCAGCTGCAGAGCTATAGAGATGCGGCGGTGATGCACCGGGTGGCGAATGCGGACATCCTGACGGAGCAGATCCGGATCGCCGCGCTGGATGCGCGCACGTGCATGGCCTGCGTGGCGCTGCATGGGACGCGACTGCCGATCGACGAGCGGATTAACGATCATCACAATGGGCGCTGCACGTCGATCAGCGTGGTTAAGGGAAGGCCGCGGGATATTCAAAGCGGTGAAGATTGGTTTAAAAGCTTACCCGATGAACGACAACGCGAGCAGATGGGCAGCGCAGCCTGGCTGGCGTGGAAAGACGGCGCGCTGAATATGCGGGATCTTGTGCACCGATATGATGATCGGGTGTTCGGCGAAATGCTGCGTGAAGGGTCGTTACGTGGGGCGCTCGGCGACGCTGCGCGGGAATACTATCAGCGTGCGCGATTGCTGCCGCCGCTGCCGCGTGAACGAAACAATGATGACCGCCTGGCGATTGTCACGCCGGAGGACCGCATCCGCATTAATCGAGCGCGGGGCTATGACGAGCGGGGCAACCCGATCACCGAGGCTGCACGTGAGGCAGTGCGGCGGCGAGAAGAAAGAATTAGGAATATGCCAAACCCGTACAGCAACACAGGCGTCACGATTGGCGAGGATGCGCCGAGTGCGCCTATTCCGCCGCGAAATGGTTAGGCGAGTGTCAAGGGGATGCTGGCGAGATGAGTCAACAGGCGATTGATCTGGCGTTCGTCGAGTACCTGCGCGATGCGGCGACCGCACGGGAATTATACAAGGTGCTGAGTAAGTATCTGGCTGAGCGCAAAGGCTTGGAGATTTACCAGAACCGGCTTGGGTTTTATGGGGTGGGTCGGACTAATGGGCTCGACAATGGGGTGTTTCAGAGTGCGAGTTACACGGCGTGCGTCGAGTGGTGCCTCGATGAACCGGATGTGAAATAACCCAAATTTGGGCTGGTAGAAAGTGCGTTATCTCCGCTGAGGTGAGGCACGATGGAAATACTCGTGGCGTAGCACGTAAAAAACGAACAGAAGGAAAGGGCAACACGATGCAGCACAACATCCGTATCACCCGACGCAGCGGGGCAGAGGCGCAGGTCAACCTGAGCAAGCCGCGGCGTTGGTTTGCAGATGAAGGCGAGGCGGGGACATCGTCCGCGGGGACGCAAAACACCGGTCACATGATCCCCAAGGCGCGACTGGACGAAGTGTTAGAGCAGAAGCGGCAGCTCGAACAAACGCTGGCGAAGTTTCAGGAAGAGGCCAGCGCACGCGAGCAGGCGCGACTGCAAGAGGAAGGCCGCTGGAAGGAGCTGGCAGAGCAGCGCGGGAAAGATTTAGCGGCGCTGCAGCCGTTCCAGGAACGCGCCCAAAACCTCGAAACGGCGATCAAGGCAGCGAACGAAAAGCTGATCGCCCAAGTGCCGGAACAGATGCGCAAACTGATTCCGGTCGATTATCCGCCAGAACGGCTCCAGATGTTTCTCAATGAAAACTGGAACCTGTTGACCGTCAAGCCTGCACCGGAGATCGACGCGGGGGCAGGGGCGGGGAGTGGTGGCAAGCCCATCACCTTAACGGCGGAGCAACGCGAAATGGCTGCCCGGATGGGGATTTCTCCGGAAGCGTATGCCAAGCGTTTGCAGGAGCGTGGGTAGGACGAGGCAGGCCGGGGTCGGATTGCCTCGATATTTGTCAACCGTAGAGCAGAGAAGAGGGAATCATGACCGATACATCGTTGGGGTTTCGTTATCGCGGGCGTAAGTCCGGCGGTGCTCCGACCATTCAAGATCTGACGTTCAAAGACACCGAGACGATCAGCAAGGGTGACATTGTCAACCTTGAGACGGGCGAGGTTGATTTGGGCGCAACCGCTGATACGAATTTGCTCGGTGTGGCGCTGGAGACGGTCGCAGGGACTGACAGCACCACCAAGATCAAGTGCATCGTGGATGCGGACGCGATCTATGGCGTGTACGACGCCAATGCGCGCGTCAAGGGCGCAACGCTCGACCTGAGCGGAGCGACGGGCGCGCAGACGGTCGCCACCAGTTCCAACAAGGAATTTGTGGTGTACATGGACTCAACGGCGGCGGAAGAAACGTTGGTGTGTTTCAACGTCGGCAAGCATCACGAGAACAAGGCGCAATAAGCGCCATCAGGTGAGAAGAGAAGAGGACTGGGAGAAACAACCAACATGATGATCAAACGTTTTATTCACCTGATCGCGGCGTTCGTCGCGTTGTTTGTCGGGGCGGGGCTCGTCTCGACCGCGGCGGTGTTGTCACCGTCGGATGCTGGCAAGTTCAACCCGAACCGTGCGACTCGTCGGCGCAATGCCGAGGCGGCGGTTTCCCTGCGTAAGCGTCGCCGCTGGTTTGCGGATGGCGTGCTGATCAAGGAAGGCTGGGCGAATGCGCTCGAACCGGGGATCCGTGAATGGTTTTTCCTCGGCGCGCAGCGGCGCCCCTCGCTGATCTCGACCATGTTCAATGTCATGTCCAGCCAAAAGGACGCGGAATACATGGTGGGTATCGGCGCAATTCCGCCGGATGCGTGGAACGACTTCAGCAAGTCCGGGCGCGTGCCGTCGGTCAGCTTTGACCAGGGCTATAAGTCAACCTTCCGCCACACCACGTATTTGGTCGAGCTGCCCATCCAGCAGGAACTGATTGAGGACAATCTGTACGGGCAGATCATCGACGCGGCGCAATCGCTGGGCGACAGCGCGCAGCTCAAGCGCGAAACGGATGCGGCGAGCATTTTCGTCAATGCGTTCACTTCCACGTACACCGGGCCGGACGGCGTGTCGCTGTGCAATGACAGCCACCCCGGCAGCCCGGAAAACACCGGCTACACGCAGGACAACAACTTCGCTTTGTCGCTGACGCGCGACAATGTGAAGACGGTCCGCGAGGCCATGCAGGGTTTCAAGGATGACAAGGGCAATCTGCTCGCCGTCACGCCGGATACGCTGCTGGTGCCGCCGGGGCTGGAAGATGACGCGCTGGTGATCGCGCAGTCGGTGCTCGACCCGACGTCGGCGAACAACGCGATCAATCCGCAGCGCGGGCGCTTCAAGGTGGTGACGTGGCACTACCTCACCGACACCAACGCCTGGTTCATGCTGGACAGCGTGCTGATGAAGCGCAGCCTGATCTGGTTTGACCGCGTGCCGATGGATGTGGTGCTCGACCGCGTCGAACAGCGCGCGTATGCGTACTACAATGCGCGCATGCGCTACAGCTACGGCTGGCGCGACTGGCGTTTCGTGGCCGGGTCGAACCCGTCCTAGTCTGACCTGTGAGGGGTAGGGTGGAGAGAGCATCGTCGGACGATTAGCTACTCCCACCCTTATCCCCTCTCCGTGAATGGGGAGGGGGAGCGACGAGAAAGAGGTTTCTATGGGCTTGACGAATTTCCCCGAGGGGATCAGCGTAGACGGCTACAAAATCGCTACGACGGCGACGATCACCGTGGGCACGGAGGCGACCAACGCGATCGCGGTCACCGTGCAGCTGAAGGACGGCAACGGCGACAATATCGACGCGATCAGCGGGTTTCAGTGGTACCTGAGCGGCGACAGCGCGGGCGCTGGCATTGTGGGCACGGCGCCGACGGGCGGCGTGGCGGCTGGGGCGAGCGGCAAGATCGCCGAGGTGCTGGCCGATAAGGCGGGCTTTATGCTCACCAGCGCGACGGGCGCGGCTATTCTGACGCTGACGGACAGCGGCACGCCGACGTTCTACCTTGTGGTCATCCTGCCGACGGGCAAGACGGTCATTTCGTCCGCAATCACGTTCGCTTAAGGCGGGACTATGGCGATCCGACGAGTTCAGATCACTACAAGCGTCGCCTCCGGCGGGGCAGGTTCGGCGAGCGCGGCAGGCGTGTCGGCGAGCCCGATCAACGGGATCATTCTGGCGATTCACCTCGCCGGGTCCGACTCGCCGCCAAATACGACGGACGTGACGATCGCGGAAAAGCACAACTCGCCAGCTATGCCGATCCTCACCGTGACGAACTTCGCCGCGGATGGGTGGTATCAACCCTTAGCGCAAGCTGAGGACACCGCGGGCGCGACGTTTACGGGCGCAGGGGTGGGCGTGCCGGTGTGCGATCACATTAACCTGAGCATCGCCCAGGCGAACAACGGGGACGGCATGACCGCCACCATCTACTACGTGGAAGGCTAGGCGCAATGACGTTCACGTATACGCCGAGCAGCACGCCGACGGATTTGACCCGCGTCCGGTTTCACACCGGGCAGACGGTCGAGGGCGAGAGCTTTCTGACGGATGAAGAGATCGCCATGCTGATCGCCGAGGAGGGAAGCTGGCAAAAGGCGGCGATCGCGGGGATTCAATTCATCATCATGCGGCTGAGCCAACCGGATTTTAAGGCGGACTGGCTGCAGGTCACGAACAGTCAAGCGCGGGCGGGCTATGTGAAGCTGCTGGCGCAGAAGCGCGCGCAGCTCGGCGTGGTGGCGATCACGGCCAGCGCAGTGCACGTGTACCGGGCGGACAGTTTGGCGACGGAGTCGCCGACTTACGACGAGGAATAAGCAATGAAGATGAGCGCACGTTTAGCACGATTGAAAGCTAGACTAGACCAGCGCGCAAAGAACTTCGCAGTGGGCTTGAGAGAGTTTGCCTACTTGGTGATGTGGATTACTCTTGCGCCGTTCGTCGAGCTGGTGCGCGTGCGCTCATCTGTAGGGCTATAGAAAGGGTCTTATGCTAAGCCAAGTTTCGGCGAGCATTCGCCGGATTACCGCGACATTCCTCACCGATACGTGCCTGCTGGAGCAAGAAACCAACACGCGCGGCGAGTATGGGGAGCCGACGCACGACTGGAGCATCACGGCGGAGGATGTGCCCTGCCGCCTGATCCTCGTGGGGCAGCGGTATGGCAGCGGGATCGCCGAGGCGGCAGCGCGTGAGACGATGAAACACGAGTATCGATTGATTGTGGCGCGCACGGTGGAACTATCCACGAATATGCGCGCCACGATCAACGGCGAGGTCTTTAACATCACACGCATTGAGACGGCGCTGACGGATGAAGCGTTCCACGCCGCGGTGCTGCAGAGGCGCGACTGATGACGGTGCGCGTGAACAAACGCAAGCTGGAGCAGCTCATCCAGACGACGCCAGCGCGGGCGAATCAACTGCTGCGTGGGGCGGCGACGGAGATCGTGGGCGATATCGTGCTGAGCTTCGGCACGTCGCCGGATGGCCGGGAATATCAACGGGGTGGGGTGACGCACATCGCCAGCCAGCCGGGGTATCCACCGAATGTCGACACGGGCACGCTGCGCGCGTCGATGCGGTGGGAGCAAGAGTCACCGCTGCGCATGGTCATCCATGACGGTGTGCTGTATGGCATTTTTCTGGAATACGGCACGGAAAAAATGGAAGCGCGGCCTTTCGTCACACCTGTGTTCGAGCAGTGGCGGCAGCGCAAGTTCCGTGAGTTTGCGCGGGATTTCGGAGTGTTCATCTGATGGCTGAAGTGGCGCAGGCGGCGCTCTACCGCGCAGTCAACCAGGCACTGACAGCGAGCCCCACCGAGTTGTGGGGGCTGCGCGTGTTTCCCGATCTGGCGAAGACGGGCACGGCGCGACCGTATGTGGTGTTCAGCTATGCGGGCGGCGGCGAGATCAACGGGCTGCGCAAGCAGGACGCCGAGATTGTGCTGATCGTCAAGTTCATCAGCGAGAACATGGCACAGGCGTTCACCGGGGCAGGGCGCATCAGCGCGATTCTCAATGACGCGGATTACTCGTCGAGCGGGGCGCTGAACGCGGGCAGCGAGTGGGCGATTTTGCATGTGAAGCAGGAACAAATCGTGCATCTGGTCGAGACGGTGGACGGGGTGCAGATCTATCACGCGGGGCACCGTTTTAGGTTTCGCATGGAAAGGGTTTGAGCATGGTCAGTTTGGCAGAAAACACCGTATATCTGAAGATGGGCGGGACGGAAGTCGACGCCTATTTCAAAGATGTGTCACTGTCTGCGTCGAATTCATCGGTGGATGTGACGGCGGGCAGCGGTACGGACTGGATGCAGCGCGCGGCGGGTTTGAACGACATGAACATTTCGATCAGCCTGGCGTATGACCTGACGAACATCCAGACGTACATCCAGAAGATCGCGCCGGGGCAGACGATCGAGATCGAGTATGGGCCGGAAGACAACGTCAGCGGGAAACCGCGGCACGTGCAGAATTTCGTGATCACCGGGGCGGATCATCAGGTGAGCGTCGACAAGTCGGCGGTCGTGTTCAGCATCACCGGCGATGGGGCGGATGCGCCCAGCATCAACATGTTCGCCGGTGGCGTGTATTCGTAACGCGGAACGGGTCCGCAGAAGAGGGTAGAGGAAAGCGATGGCAGACGGGACTGGGGTGGTGTTTGACCGCAGCCGAATCACGCACGGCGAGATGAAGCGCGTGCAGCTGATGCAGATTGAGATTCGGCGCGCTCAGGAAAGCCTTGACGCGGAAAAAGCGGCGGCACTGCTCGACGAGATGGATCGTATGGTGGCGAAAGTCGTCGTGGCGCTGCCCGATGGCTGGCTGCCGGAAGGCGTGACACTGGATAATCCGGATTGGATTAACCAATTGTCGCAGGAGCACTATGAGGTGCTGATCGCCGTGTCGCAGCCGGTGCAGCCGGGCGAAAAAAAAGCCTAGGCTGGGCGCTGTACATGGGGCGCAAGTTCCCCAAACATGTGAAGTTTGACCCGGATGAAGTTTACCGGATCAACCGGATCAGGATCGCCAAGTGGCTGGGCGTAACACCGGCAGCAGTCGACGGAATGCCAGCGGCGGACGTCGAAGATGTGATGCAAATCATGTGGGCAGATGAGCAAAAGTAGGGGACGGGCGCAAGCCCGTTTTTTATTGCGCGTTAGGCGGGCGGATTGTTGGTACGCTGATGGTAGGGGAGAGCTACCATGTTTAACGCGATTGAAGTGGCGAGTCTGTTCGCCACACTGGAACTGAGAGATCAAGCGACGCCAGCCATGCGCGGCGTGTCGGGGCAGCTCGACGCGATGGGGCAGCGGCTGCAAAACTTCGGCAGCCAAATGCAGGGGCTCGGCGTGCAGATCAGCGCGCTCACGGCGCCCTTTGTGGCGTTTGGCGTGCAGGGCGTGAGCGTCGCCGCAACATTTGATCAAGCGATGGCGACAATCAGCGCGCGCACGGGGCTGGTGGGCGGGGATTTGGAGCAGATCCGCACGCTGGCGCTGCAGATGGGTGCGGATACGGCCTTCAGCGCGCAGCAAGCCGCCGACGCCTTCCTAGAGCTGCTGAGCAGCGGGCAGAGCGCAGAGGAAGCGATCGCCACACTGCCAGCCGTGCTCGACGCGGCGGCAGCGAGTGGCGAAGACCTCGGCGCGACGGCGGATGATGTAACAAACATTCTATCAAGCTGGCGACAGCCGGCGACGCAGGCGCGCAATGTGGTCAATGCGCTGTCACGCGCGGCGGGTGCCTCGTCGGCGAGCATGACCGATTTAGGTGATGCGTTCGCCAATGTCGGCGGCGTAGCCAACCAATTCGGGCTGAGCATCGACGAGACGGCGGCGATCTTCGCCATTTTCGCGGAGAACGGCGTTAAAGGCGCGGAGGCGGGCACACAGCTGCGATCCATGCTGCTGAATATGAGCCGCGACACAGAATCCACTACGGCGGCGTGGGACGCGTTTGGTTCGTCGCTGTATGACGCGAATGGGCAACTGCGACCGCTGCCGGTGGTGCTGGATGAGATTGCACGCGCGTCGGCGACCATGACCGATGAAGAGAAACAGCGCGCGTTTGCCGACCTCGCCGGGGCGTATGGGCTGCTCGGCTTGACGGCGCTCACGTCGTCGATTGACATGGAAACGATGCTCAATGCGATGGGCAGCAGCGCAGACGCGGCGGATGTGGCGGCGGCGCGCATGGGCACGTTCGCCGGGGCGACGGACAGCCTGCGCGGGTCGATTGAGACGCTGCAAATTCAGGCGCTCACCCCATTCATGGAGAATACGCTGACGCCGCTGGTGCAGGATCTGACGGAGACGATCAACCAGATCAGCGCGTGGACGCAGGCTAACCCGGAACTCACCTCGACGATCATCAAGATTGTGGGCGTGACGGCGCTGTTCGGCGGCGCGCTGGTGATCCTCGGGACGGTGATCGGCGCGGCGGGGACGGTGCTCAGCGCGTTTGGGACGGTGGTGGGGCTAGTCGCCGGGGGGATTGGTTTGCTCACCGGGTCGGCGCTGCTGCCGCTCGTCGGCGTGCTGGTGCTGGTCGGCGGGCTGATCGCGGCGTACACCACCAACTGGATGGGGTTTAAGGATACGGTGGACAGCATCGGCGACGCCATGCGACGGGCGTTCACGGCGGCGAAGCAACTGTGGGAGATATTGCAGCTGATCGTGAGCCGATCGGACACGTACAGCGCGGCGCAGAACTATGTCGAGCGCAACTGGGCGACGGGCAACGTCTTCCCGAATTCGTCCGGCGGGGTGGCGAATAAACCCATGGTGATCAGCGGATCATCGACGAAGGGTGGGAGCGGCACGCCGTTTGTGAATAAGGGGACGGCATTCATGGGCGGGGGGATGGCGCTGCCGATGCGCGCGGATGGCGGCCCGGTCACGGGGGGATCGCCGTATATCGTCGGCGAGCGCGGGCCGGAGGTGTTTGTACCCGGTCGCAGCGGGTCGATTGTGCCGAATGGGGCAGGGATCACCATTTCGTCGCTGACGGTCAATTGGTCGAGCAGCGGCGGCGAGGATGAGTTTGAGCAGTTTGTGGCGAAGCTGGAACGGCTAGCGGCGGGGGCATAAGCATGGCAAACAATGCGAACAGTTTCGCGGTGGCAAGCGGTCACAATCAGACAGCACTTCGACGACTAGTGCCGCAGCCGTATTGTGACGGGCTGCAGTATCCAGAGGAGATCTACACGCCGACGACGGTCACCGAGGCCGGGGATGCGTTTGTGATTCTGCGCTTCAATGCGCCGGACCCGATGCAGGTGGCGAAGATCTACGCCGACATGGGGCTGACCAGCGCGAAATATGCGAACGTGACGATCAGCCTGCCGACGAATGTGGAGCGCACGACGTGGGCAGACTACAACGGGCAGGCCGTGCGACCGCGGGTTAACCCGTGGGACGTGCTGCGGTATGGGCAGGTCGAGATCATCGTGCGGCAGCTGGAGGCGGTGTAGATGACAAAGCCTCGACTTCTTGATTTGTATTGCGGGGCTGGTGGTGCTGGTATGGGATACCACCGGGCAGGATTTGATGTGGTAGGCGTAGATATTCAGCCTCAGCCTAATTATCCGTTTACGTTTGTGCAAGGAGATGCATTGACTTATGCAGCGGCGCATGCGTGGCAGTTTGATGCGATTCACGCATCGCCACCTTGCCAAGCACATTCTTGGGCAGCTGCACGCTGGCGCAACAGTGGCGATTATCAGTATCCTGATTTAGTTCCGCATACACGTTGGCTACTGGAGTCTTTCGGCCTTCCATACGTAATCGAAAATGTATTAGCTGCTCCTTTGCGCGAGCCAATGGTGCTATGTGGCACTATGTTCGGGCTCAAAGTTTTTCGACACCGCAAATTTGAGAGTAATGAATTTCTATTTGCTCCGGGTGCTGCGTGCAAACACAAAGGTTTGCGCGTTGGGTTTGGTGAGGATGACTTTGTGACCTGCGCAGGTCATGGTGGTGATGGCTCGAACAGTTTTGAACGCTGGAAGTCGGCTATGGGAATCGATTGGATGACTAAAGATGAATTGGCGCAATCAATCCCCCCAGCTTATACAGAATGGATTGGTAGGCAACTACTAGCAAAGATACAAATCACTCAACTGGAGGCGGTGTAAGTGGCGTGGAATAGCACACCGCAGAGCGCGCGGGGCTGGCTGTACATCCTGCAGCCGGACGCGATATTTAAGGGGCGCGTGAACCTCGCCAATGCGACGTATCCCGTGCATGAGATCCCCTATGACGGGGTGACCACGGGAGCGTACACCGATATCCAAATTGGGCAGACGGTGCTGATCGGGTCGAGCGATGGGGCGTGGGATTTGGGACGCGCCTATGTGCGCGACACCCCGAGCGGCAGCGTGATCCCGATTGGCTGGGCGTCGCGGGGCGGGAATGCGGGCGAGGTGACGCTCACCGACAATGCGTACATCACGGTGCTGGATACCTATGAGGTATGGCGCAAGCCGCAGCGATTGACCAGCGCGGGGACGCTGCTCAAAGACTATATTCTGCCAGGCAGCACGCCGCCGAGCCCGATCATGCATGTGGGCGACGAGGGCGGGCTAGGGCACATCGGTTTCACGGATGGGAGCGTGCTGACGCTGGATCTGCTCGACTGGAGCGGGTCGACGCTGGTCAATTCGGGCGAAACGTGGGCGTCGCGGCTGTGGAATTTCGACGACGGCACGGCGATCAGCGGCTCGACGAGCACGGCGGACCCGGTGGTCGAATTTCCCGAGGGAAAGCGGTGGATTCGGCTGTATGGCGAGGGCAGCGACGGCGGAGAGACGTATCGGCGGTATTTGGTGGTGGCGCTCAACCCGACGACGCCGGGCACGGTCGCCTTCAATAACCTGCGCATTCGACGGACGGCAGACGGGCAGACGCTCAGCGCAGATTTGCAAGAGTATCTCAACCCGGCGGATTATCCCCCAGGGTCGATTGTCATGTATCTGGCGCGAGAGAAGCGCGGCAGCACGGTCACGATCACGCAGCGCTTTGCCGGATGGCTGGATATAGAAAGCAGTTTCTCCGAAGCGACGATCACGCACACGCGGCGCGGCACGACGATCACGGCGGTCGATGTGGCGGGCAAGCTGGCGCAGTTGAAGGCGCTGCCGTCGACGGTGGCAAACGAGGCGAGTCAATCAAGCTGGCTGGAGATGGAAGGCGCGAACATCGAACGCTACATCCACCGGCATTTGGCGTTTGAGACGACGGCGCTCGCATTGACGGATTTCACCATGACCGGGCTGAGCGGGTCGGCGGCGTATCCGTTTTTGAGCTTTAGCACCATGGGCGGGAACATGTGGGGCGTGTGCGACGGGCTGGCGCGGGCGATGGCGTATCGGCTGACGTGCGACTCGCACGGGCGGCTGTGGCTGAAGAAAGACCCGATGCGGCAGGACGTCGCCGACCGGACGGCGACGGTGCAGCGGACGATCACCGAGGCGGATTGGCGCAGCCTGCGCTGGCAGGAACGGGCGCGCCCAACAATCGGAGCGCTGAGCGGGCAGAACGTGGTGATCAGCTCGGGGTATGCGTCGAGCCTGCTGACGCCATTTCCGGATGTGTACAGCATTGCACCGGGCGAGGTGGCGGGGCAGGGCGCAGGCGAGCAGTCGCAATCGATCGGGATTGTGCAGAGCCAAACGGAGAGCAATGAGCGTATCGGGCACGATTATGCGCGCATGACGGCGCCGCAGGGGCTGTATAACGTCGAGCTGGCGCATGGGGTGGATGCGGATATCGAACCGGCGGATATGACATGGGTGCAGATCACGGCGACGGCGGGCAACAGCGGGTATCGCGGGCCGACGCTGACGGCGGAGAGCGGGCTGCCGATCACGGTGGAAATCAGCGTGAACGCGGCGACCGGAGTCAGCAAGCAGGGCATGACGTGGGAGCGCGAGACGAGCGGTCAAGCAGGAGCGCGAGATCCCCGACCGACGGCGGCAGACAGCTATACGAACGATGCGGACACGCTGCCCGTGCGCGAGCCATCACGCACGCTGACGTATCTGCTGAAGGCCGGGAGCAAGACGCTCGCGGCGTTCACGTCGGGGAATGACCTCATGATCACGACGGACGCCGACACGCCAGAAGCGGCGGGCGGGCCGACGTGGGCAGCGACTGATCTGACGGCGGTCACGAACTGGGGCGGCGGCAAGCTGATCGACTTTGCGGTGGATCCGTTCTCGCCGAAATACCTGGGGACGGGCAGCACGGTCAACGGCTGGATCATGACGACGACGCACGTGCAGCGGATCACCGACATTTTCGGGACGGTGGCGCTCGGCACGGCGCACGCGCTGCCGCACAACAGCATCGCCGGATGTCTGCGGACGGAACGCGGCGTGCAAAACTGGGTGATCGCCGTGCAGTATAAGGCGCAGCAGGGCACCAAGTGCGCGTATACGACGAACGGATCGACGTGGACAAACGTCACGATCAGCTCACAGTATGACTCGAACTATGTGAACAACGGCGACTCGTGGCAGCCGGGGATTCACATGTCGCCGCACACGGCGGGCAAGGCGTACACCAGCGCTTTCACCAGCGGGACGGCGAGCGACGGGTTTGTGACCACGGATTATGGCGCGACGTGGACGGCGATCAGTAACCCGAATATCAACCTCAACCGCTTTTCGGCGCGCAGCATCAGCGTGCCGTATACGGACACGAGCGACGCGACGGTGTATTACGGGGATTGCACCTTCAGCACGTTCATCGGGCCGACGCTGGAACGGGTGACGGGCAGCGGCACGCCGACAGACATCTCCCCGACGGTGGGCGGGCATGCGTTTGGTCCGGCGTATGCGGGGGCGTGGCATCCGCGGGCGATCAGCGTGAGCGATGGCAACCGCAACTTTGCGATGCTGTGTGGCGAGTATGTCAACACGACGAGCGGCGCGACGGAATACGGCGTGTTCTGGACGGACAGCGCGGAAACGGTCACCACGGCGACGTGGGAGACGCTGGTCGAGCCGGACAGCACGCAGGTGTATGCCGGGGCGTATGTCGTCGACACGGGCGCGTATCTGATCGGCACGGCGCTGGCGCGGTGGGACGGGTCGATTTTGTACGATCTGACGGGCGATATGGCGCTCGGCGGAGCGGTGATTAAGGGGATTTGCGGTGGCTGATCCGACGATTGAGCGAGGCCGTGGGGCCATAGAAAGCATATTATCCCGAGCAAAAAAGCGCGAGGAGCTCGACGGGTACATTGGCAAGCCGAACGGCAGCGGCGGGCATACGGTCGCCGTGCCGCATCATCCGGGCTATTCGTATATTCGCGGAAACACCGGGATTGAGGGGTGGATCGCCGAGGCGGTCAACATCGGCGCGCTGCCTGACCCGGCGGTGCAGGTGGAGATTGCGAAGAAAAACGGACGGCTGATCGTGCGGGCGCCGGATGGGGCGAGCGCGGCGACGGTGCTGGGCGTGAATGCGCCAGCCGCGGGATCGCCGCCGAGCGTGCAGAGCGTCAACACGGGCACGGGGCAGGTGGTCAAGTCGCAGATGGTGGACGGCGGACGGCTGACGACCATCGGCGCGGATAAGGCGTATCTGACC